AGCAGCTGGAAAATCCCGGCAGCGTCTTTGATCGCGCCCTATCACCTCGAAGCCAACAGCGAAGGGGCCTGACCCCCCTCCCATGGTTCCTCCCGGGCCCGATCCGTATACGGGGGGGCTGAGCGCGGCATTTCGCTAGCGCGTGGCTTTTTCACCGGGGAAGCCACTTTGAAGCCACCCCGGCCAAGCTTGAGATAAAAGTGACTCATTATCAAAGAGTTGGCGCGTGCAACCGGTGGCCAAAAAGTGGATTTTACTATTTTAGTCAAGAATCCACCTTGGCCAAAACCTAGCCAGTTTGGCCAAGGTTGGAAGCCACCCCAACAGCGACCTGTTTTAGACTTAGCAGAACCCCCTGATTCAAAACACAAAACGTGATTGACTTTTCTAGCCCCCTTGACGTACCCCTTAATCATCGAAGATTTGCGCCCGGAGGATATCCCTCGCGGGCGTTTTTGTTTTTCCCACATCGCGGATCCGATTGTGTCGCTGGCAATGTTGCCCGCGCGCATCCGTATGTCCGTCCTGTCTTAAGCGAGAATTCTCCATGGACCTGGTCTTCGCGCCAAACCAGATCGAGACCTGGTCTCTCGACCGGCTGCGCCCTTACGCTCGCAATGCCAAGATGCACGGCGACGATCAGGTGGCGAAGATTGCCGCCAGCATGGCGAAGTTCGGCTGGACCGTGCCCTGCATGGTGGCCGACGATGGCGAGCTGATCGCGGGCCATGGCCGGGTGCTGGCCGCCGCGATGTTGGGACTGAAAGATGTGCCGGTTATACGGCTCAGCCATCTCGACGAAGCGGAACGCCGCGCCTACCGCATCGCCGACAATAAGCTGACGGAACTGGGCGAATGGGACGACGCCGTTCTGCGCGACGAAATCGCGGGGTTGCTGGCTGAGGATTTCGACCTGTCGCTCTTGGGCATCACGGATGATGACCTGGATGCCCTGCTGCGGGATTCGGATGCGCTGGGCGACGATGGCCCGGTCGAGGGCGAGGATGATGTGCCTGACCTGCCGGTCACGCCGGTGTCGGTGCCGGGCGACCTCTGGCAGCTGGGTGCACAGCGGCTGATCTGCGGCGATAGCACCCGCGCTGACGTGGTCGGGCGGCTGCTGGGCGATGTGCGACCGTTGCTGATGGTCACTGATCCGCCCTATGGCGTGGAATACGATCCCTCCTGGCGCAACCAGGCGGGCGCGGCCAAAACCAAGCGCACTGGCAAGGTGCTGAACGATGACCGCGCCGACTGGCGCGAGGCATGGGCGCTGTTCCCCGGCGATGTGGCCTATGTCTGGCATGGCGCGCTGCATGCCGCGACGGTTGCCGAAAGCCTGACGGCCGCCAGTTTCGCCATCCGGTCCCAGATCATCTGGGCCAAGGACCGGCTGGTGCTCAGCCGGGGCGATTACCACTGGCAGCATGAACCTTGCTGGTATGCGGTGAAGAAGACCGGCAAGGGCCACTGGGCAGGGGATCGCAAGCAGACAACGCTCTGGCAAATCGCAAACAAGGATCAGGATGCGGACACGGTGCACGGCACCCAAAAGCCGGTGGAATGCATGCGCCGCCCGATCCTGAACAACTCCAGTCCCGGTCAAGCTGTGTACGAGCCCTTCATGGGATCCGGCACCACGCTGATCGCGGCTGAGACCACGGGCCGGGTGTGTTACGGGGTCGAGTTGAACCCCGCATATATCGATGTCGCAATCGAGCGCTGGCAGGCCTTTACCGGCAAAGAGGCTGTTTTGGTGGAAAGTGGAGAGACTTTCGGGGCGCTCAAATCGCAACGGCTGACCGCGTGATGCAGTCCCGCCGAATGTCACTGATTGAGGCTGTCACCAATGTCGCGCTGGGGTATGTGCTGGCTGTCGTCACGCAGATCATCGTGTTCCCGTGGTTCGGCTTGCACACGAGCCTTGGTGACAATCTGGCGCTGGGCGCAGTTTTCGTGGGGATATCCCTGCTGCGCAGCTACGCGCTGCGCAGGTTGTTCGCGCGCTTGAGGTAATGGCTGGGGTCAGGCCACATCAATTTTATACACGGTGCCCCGCTGATCAACCTTCTCGGAGATGATCGGAAGTCCAAGCTTCTTCTTCAACCCGCCCGAGATCATGCCTCTGGCGGAATGTGCAGCCCAGCCGGTCACCTGAATGATTTCGCTGATGGATGCGCCCTGTGGCCGCTGAATGAGCGCGACGATCTCAGCCTGTTTGGTGCCAGCGCGGATGGTGATCGGCTTGGGCGTTTTAGAATTAATTGGTGCAGCAGACGCGTCTTTCAGCTCCGAGGCCAGCTCTAGTTTCGCCTTACGCAGATTGTTCATGGTGGTCGCCACCACCGGCTCTATCCCGATCGCGGCAAGGCCAGCTTCTGTCGCAACCAGCGTCGTGCCGTGGCCATCGCCAGTTTCACGCCAAAGCGGCTCGCCGCGCCGAAGGTTGGCCTCGACCTCCTCGAGCCAGCCGCGTGTGATCATCGCGGTCACGGCCTTCTGTGCGGCAGCGCCATGCAAACCTTCGGGCAGCGGCATGGCTAGATTGTCAGGGCGCGTGGCCGCGCGACTGAGGATGATGGTCTGGGTGTCGGTAAGTTTGGGCATCTGGGCCTCCTGTCGTAATAAGGATGTCGGGATTTGGGTCTGGGTCAGTCGCTCTCGGCCATGCTTGCCGCAACCGCGAAGTGCTGCACCCAACCCGTCAAGTAGGGCAGCCCTGTGGGGATCCCGTCGCAGCACTCGGTCTTGCGGCTGATACGCCAGTCCTGCCAGCGGCGGATCGCGGATGCGATCGCAGTCTCGGTGTCGATATTGCAGCCCATCATGTTGCCGACCACATCGTCGGCGAAGTGGCGGCCCATGCGGCTGTCGAGGAAATCGCGGATGCCGATCATCTCGTCCTCGCTGTCGGCGCCGATGGCAGCAGCGATCAGGCGCGAGGCGAGCTTCCAGACCTCCGCGCTGTGGCGGTCGCGCTGCGGGCAAACAGTCAGGGCTCGGAAAAATCCGTAGTCTTCGTTGCGGCTGGGCAGAATGGGGTGCGTGGTCATGGTGGTGGCTCCGTGGTGAGTTGCATCGTTTTGGTACAATCACATTCGCTCTTCTGCACCGATTGTCGTAGGTAATACTGAGCAATATCAGTGCTTTTTGATCTATTTGTGCCGCTCAGGCGGGTCGCAGTGGGGGTTGAAGATGTGCTCATGACGGTCTCCTTATTGCGGTGTTTGTGCAGGCTTTTGTGCGGCCTCAGATGAACCCGTGCTGTTGCAGGAGGGGAACAACATCGGCCAGCTCTATCGTCAGGCAGTCGATCCCGATCCGGCCCGCTATCTCGAAGACCTCAGCGTTCAAGTTGACGTCATTGAAATGGCCCTGCAGCGCGGGCACGGTCATGGCCTGAGTGAAGCGGCTGCGGTCGATGAAGATGCGTGTCGTGTCGGAAGTGGTGGCGATGGCCATGTGCGTGTCCTTTCAGGAGTGGGGTGTGGACGTGTGGGGATTTAAGCAGCGCGGCATCCGGCCTCAAAAGCCTCCTCGAGCGCTGCGCGGATGGACCAGACGGCGACATCGTGGAAGTCGAGGCGATCGCGGTTGCGGGTTTCCAGCGTCTCGACGGTGTGGAAATGCTTTGCTGCGATCTCCAGCAGCAGGGCTTCGCTGGGGGCTTTGGTCTTCGTGGTCATGGCGTCGTCTCCGGGGCTGAGTTGCATCGTTTTCCTGCACCCAGAGTCGCTCTATGTGGGAGTGTAATCAACTGAATAAGGTCGTTATTCTCATTTAGTTCCAATATGTTGAGGATATTCACAGCGCCATGGAAGGACTGTCTGAACGCGCCTATGCCGCCCATTCCGGCCTTTCGCGCGGGGCCGTGCAAAAGGCGCGCAAGAACGGGCGGTTGGTGCTGTTGCCGGATGGGTCGATCAACGCTACCGCCTCGGATGCGCGCCGCGGAGTGATGACCGATCCAGATCAGCAGATGCGCTCGCGAGGTGGGATGGGCGCTGGGGGTGATGGCGGCAGCGTCTCCGGCCCCGGCGAAAGCACGTCTTATCTAAAGGCGCGCACGGCACTGACGGTCTACCAGGCCCAAGAGCGCCAGCTGTCGATCCAGAAGAAGAAAGGCGTGCTGGTCGACCGCGCCCGCGCCGAGACGCTGGTGTTTCGTCTTGCACGCCAGGAGCGCGACACATGGGTCACCTGGCCCACCCGCGTCGCCGCCCTGATGGCGGCGCAATTATCCGCAGAGATGGAGAAGGCCTCGGGCACACCCGTGACGATCGAAACTGCGATCCTGCAAAGGGTGCTGGAAACCCATGTCCGAGAGCAGCTTGACGCCCTGGCAGACCTCAGGGTCTCGCTTGAATGAGGGTGATCATGATCACAGCCTAAACGACGGCGACCTGACCGAGGGTCTCGACCTTGGCTTCGAGGGGGCAGAAGACATCCTGCGCGTCTGGCGGCGCGGATTGCGGCCAGACCCGGATCTGACGGTGTCGGAATGGGCCGATAAACACCGCAAGCTGTCGTCGCGGGCCGCCGCTGAGCCGGGGCAATACCGGACAGCCCGGACGCCCTACCTGCGCGCAATTATGGATGCACTGTCGCCTGGCCATCCAGCGCAACGGATCAGCTTCATGAAGGCAGCCCAAGTTGGCGCCACAGAGGCGGGCAATAACTGGATCGGCTTTGTGATCCACCACGCGCCCGGGCCGATGCTGGCGGTACTGCCAACGGTAGAGATGGCGAAGCGGACCTCACGCGGGCGGATCGATCCGCTGATTGAAGAAAGCCCGGCGCTAAAGGAGCGCGTCAGTCCAGCCCGATCACGCGATGCGGGCAATTCGATGCTGTCCAAGGAATTCCCCGGCGGAATTCTGGTGCTGACCGGGGCGAATTCGGCGACGGGCCTTCGCTCGATGCCCGCACGCTATGTGTTCCTCGACGAGGTCGACGCCTATCCAGCCTCGGCCGACGAGGAAGGCGATCCGGTCA